TTAATTTAAACTACATTACAATGGAACATAAAAAGTTTACACAAACAGAACTAAAACAAGCACTGAATCAACTCGTAGATATGATGTACGAAGATAACCCAACAAAAAGATTGGTATCATCTACACCAGCAGTAGACCCACATATCAAAAAAGGGTTTATCAAAGGTAAAAAATCACCTTTTAAGTCTAAATCAGGTAACTTAGTTTACCCAGTTGATCTAAATGTTGTTGAAGATCTTTTGAAAGAGTATAAAAAACTCAAAACCAACAATCCGACAACCATAGAGATCGTAGAAGGTATCCTTACATATAACGCTGAAGCTTTAGAAACTACAGGGGAAGGAGTTATTACAGAAGGTCATACCTACAGAATCAACCAAATGTGCGATGAAATGAACTACGATCAGTATGTGTTTCTCGTGGAGGAAACAAGTTAATATATAAATATATAAGTATATATTGTATATATTATTTCTGTTGTAAAGTTGTGAGATCCGTGTTGAGTACAGGTTATGTTATCAACAAAGTTACGGGGGTAGGCTCAATGCGGAACTCATTTTACAAATATGACCAAAGAAGAAAAAGAGATCAGAGAAGAGATTACAAGACTGTACCCACAGCTTCTCATAAACTGTCGCAATACCTGTGGTGCTGTCTATGAAAAACATGGAGGAGATTTATTGGCTGTAGCTATAGAGATGTTTTTATCTAAACCCTTTAAAACACAATACAAGGTTTTTAAGGACGGTAAAATAGAGCACTACATAACTTTTATCATGGGTCTTCAGCTTAAATCAGGTTCTTCTCATTTTTATCATCAGTATAGAAAACATAACGAAAAGCAGAGAGATTTTTTTGATAACTTTGCTTATGGAGGAAGAAACGTAACTTTATCTAAACCTTTTGAAGAAGAAGAGTTACCTAAAAACCATCCTGTATACAAATGTTTAAAACATCATACAGAAAAACTTAACCCTTATGAAAAGATGCTCTTAAAAAGGATTCTTATCGATGGTGAAACCTATGCATCTATATCAGAAAGGTATAACATATCATACTCAAGTCTTTCGAAAGATTCTAAAGACCTACAGGAAAAATTACAAGAATTATGCAAGAAGTATTTTACGTAAGTATATATCTTAACATCATCTTAATGATAGCTCTTTTATATGCTATCTTTGAAGGTAAGATAAAACAATATATTCAAACCCGTAAGAGGAAGACAAGAGCAGCTAAAGCATCAAGAATGAATCTTGAAAAAGCTGCCCTAACAAAGATAATCAGGAAAGAGGTAAGAACTTATCTTGAAGAACTTCAAAAATGATGGGTGAATATATATTTAATATTATAGGGATCGCTATCCTTGGAAACATGATAGCACATTGGTTCCTTCCTATACAAAGAGCAAAGAGGAGCTTTATCGGTGGTTTATCTACAATTTCTGCCTTTTTATATACGTTAACTGATAAAGTTTTAAATTGTTCAAAGTGTATGAGTTTCTGGCTTTTCATAACCTTCCAGGTTGGCAATCTATATTCAGATTTTATTCTTTTGCCAGAAGTTCTCATCGGTGCAGCCCTTTGCTCTTACATAGGATATCTTATCAATTTTTCAATCGATAAAATCGAAGCATGGTATGAATGAAATGGATAGGGAATGGTTATATGTAGCTTTTCCTGCATTTAAAAACAAAACTTTAAGAAAAGAAACCCTTGATGCCTACTACAAAGCAGAGATGCTGTTGAATGGATGGGATAAAGAAAGAAGACGCGACTGTTCATGTGAACTTCGATCTTTAAAAGAACAAGTGGATAACAAGCATCACGTATGGACAAAAAACCAGGAAAAACAAGACGAGGACAATATCTAACCCAACAAGATTACGAACGTATAGAACACATCATATACAATAACCTGTCTCTCCCGTTCTTTACTGAAAAAGACATAAAAGGTCCAAGACAGAATAAAAACATTCTTAGAACCCTTCTAACAAAGGGAGAGAAGTATGTAGAGGTACCTGTAGAGGGTTATGAACATATATACATAACATCTTATGGAAGGGCTATCAATTCATGGAGGATAAGTGTGTTAACACCTGCAGTAACGGCAAACAACTTTATATATTATCTGGGTGGGACCAATGTTAACTCATCTGAAGTTTTTGCAGAGATGGGATGGAAACATGATATGTTTAAGCTTATCAGGAGGTTTAACAAGAACCAATGGAACTACTCACCTAAATCCCATGAACTCAAAGAACAAAAGAAACGTTTTAAACGTTCTTAACTATTTATGAACATATAATCTTTATATAATCACGATGGCCGGCGATAAATTAACAGACAGTCAAGTTCAAGAGAGGGTTGATAATTGCTTTAACCTAAGATACAAAAGAGAAATACCTATTCTTCAAAGGGAGTGGGTGAAATTGTGTCATGAACAGTATGGAGATAAATCAGAGCAACAATATTGTTCGTACTGGGCATCCGCCAAGAAAAAATATGAAGAGGGTTGGAAAGAACAATTACAAAGGCTTTTAAAACCAGCCACAGAAGAGATAGAAAGGTTATTATTCTCAGAGAACGAAGCTATGAGGAAGGCAGCCATAGATCAGATCTATAAGTATTCAGGTAATGACATACAGAAGATAGATCAGGAGGTTAAACAGACCATCCAAGTTTCGTTTGATACCGAAGATGGAGATTAAATTATTTAAACCATATACCTTACAGAAAGAGTTTATAGATAAGTTTTCAGATACAGAAGACTTGTTTGGTGTTGTTGTAAGTCCGCGTGGAAGTGGGAAAACACTTTTAGGAATTAACCTCATGCTTTATTGGCTTTTACAGAAGCCCGGACGTAAAGGTGGATGGGTATCACCGGTATACTCCCAAGCTAAGAGTGTCTATGATACGTTCACACGTTCATCTAAAGAAATCATCACAGCAGGAAATAGAATGGATATGATCATTACTTTTGTAAACGGATCCACTCTTAAGTTTCTTTCTTCTGATTCACCTGACTCGATAAGAGGGTTTAGATTTAGTCATCTTGTTTTAGATGAGATGGCGTTTATGAAAGAACTAACTATCACACAGGCTATACTTCCTACACTTAACCCCCAGGGTAAGAAATGTCTTATGATATCAACACCTAAAGGACGTAATCATTTCTATGATTGGTTTAACAAAGAGGATGTAGTCAAGCAGAGGTTTAAACTCGATCAATGTCCGTATGTAAAACAGGAACTGGTAGATCAGGCACGTAAGTCCTTACCCATAGATTTATTTAAACAAGAGTTTGAAGCACAATTTGTAGATGCTGCCAATGACGTCTTTGTAGGAGTGGATAAGGTAGCTAACATAGATGCATATGATGATGTAAGAAACCAGGAAGTGTTTATAGGTATAGATACCGGTTTAAGCGATGATGCTTCTGTATTGGTTTGTATCTCTCCTATGGGAAGGGTGGTGTATATAGAATCTATAAGTAACACCGAGATCAATACCGTAGCGACAAAATTTAACAGTGTGTTACAACAATACAAGGTTGTAGGAGGGTATGTGGAGATAAATGGTATAGGAAGAGCTACTTATGACCTTATGAAAGATAGATACAAGAAGGTAAGACCTTTTACAACCACACAAGATAACAAAACAGAGATGGTAAGGAAGTTAATTGCAGACATAGAGTCTTTATCTATAGAATTACCATCAGAGGATCTATGTCCAACCCTACATAGAGAATTTTCATCTTACAGCTACAAAATGTCACCAACGGGTAAACTATCATTTGGTCATAGACCCGGACATAAAGATGACCACATAGATGCTTTATTGATGGCCAATTACTCAAGGGTTAAATTTATAGAACGTAAACCTGTAAGGGTTGCCGGTGTTAAACCTGTATGGCAGGATAGCTACAATCCAACCACAGGTCCTAAATAACACCCATTAACTATTTATTTTCATATGAAGAAGAATATAACGTTTGAATTGCCTCCTTATTTAACCATAGGCCAATACCAGGCAATGGCTAAAGGACAGAGAGGAACAAAATTCGAATACCTAACAACAACTGTATCTGCATTAACTAAGTATCCTCTTAAGGAGGTAGAGCAGTGGGATGTTAAGTCAATGAAAAACATCTTTGATAAGTTCAAAGACATTGACGTTAACAATTCACAATTCCACAGCTTAATAGAATGGAATGGTAAGCTACATGGATACAGTCACATTAACTCCCAGACATTGGGAGAGTACGTAGACCTTGAACACTACTGTGAAAACGTAGAGGAGAATCTACACAAGATAGCAGCATTGATGTATCGACCGGTAAACAAACATAAGTTTAAATCTTTAAAGTTTACTCTCGATCATCAGTTAAAGATCCTTAAGAACAAGGTAGCTAACGTGTTTGATTACTATAAGGTTGACAAGTATGATTCGGAATATTGTGATGAAGCGTCAGAAGGGTTTAAAGACTTTCCTGCCTTTATCATTTTAGGAGCTATTGCTTTTTTTTTGACCACAGGAAATCTGTATTTAAACAGTACGATCTCTTCACAGGAGGAACCCAAGATGAGAGCGATGATACAGACCAACCTACTAACAAGTCTTGGTCAGAGCATTGGTCGTGGTGGGGGATTATCTACACACTCTCGAAGTCCGGAATACTTACAATTACAGGAGATACCAGCATTACAAACATAAACTTTATCACCGTGCTAAACTATCTCCAGGTTGATAAAGACTATAACAAGGAAGTGGAACAATTACAAAACCCTTCCATAAAAAGATATTAAATGGAAACAATCATATTTATCGTTTTACTTGTAGGTAGTTTAATCTACAATATGAAACAATACAAGACCATCCAGAAATGTAAAGGATGTGAACAAAAACCAAAACCTTCTAAATACAAACAATCATGGAAGGATGGCGGTAAAGCTAAATCTAAATGGTAAAATTATGGCAAAGAAAAAAAACGTGTCTAAAGAAGAAATAATCATCGATGATAGTATCATACAGGATGATATAGAACCTACGGCAGACACAAGCAAAACAATTGAGACAAACGAGGAATACAACGGTATGAACTCAGTAGCTATAAAACATTTCATCGACGGGTATAAACAACACGGATGGGATGATCATAGAATAGCAGCAAGACTGGGAGTTCCTACGTCTGTTATTACAAAACTTAAATAATGGAATATAACATCCCATACAGAGATATAATCAATGAGTTTCAAAATGCATGTAACCTGCACAATCAAATAGCGGCATTTGATGCCGGTACTATTGATTTTTTGGATGCATCATCACAAAATAGATTATATCCTTATATTTTTTTAAGACCTCTTTCTGCCACATTATTGGACGGAAGCAGAACCTTACAGTTTGAATTATACAGTCTTGACCAACCCAACATTTATGATGGGCAGAATATAGACGTTATATCCAATACTGAAATATATCTGTATGATTTGATGGCTTATTTTGATTATGGACCGGCGGTAAGATCACAAGTATATAGTGTTGATCTTGTTCAGGCCATACCCGTTAACGAGGCATTTGCCGACAGACTATATGGGTGGATGGGAACTATAGATGTATCTACACCGTTCGCTTTAGACTTCTGTCAATACCCTTCCGGATCTGCATAATGAAGATATTACAACAGGCATTAAAGAAAATAGGAGAGCTTTTAACTGCAGAGTTTAGAGCTACCATCGGGCGTAAAACATCATCAAGATCTACAGGAGCTCTTAAAAAGAGTATTGGGTATGAAGTAGTTAAGTTAAATGACGGTATGGGTGTTAAGAGGGTAAAAACCATGATAGATAAACTTGATGAATATGGTTATTACGTTGATGCCGGGGTAAGAGGAACAGAATCAAAATATGCAAAGAACCCGCAATCGGTCTTTAACATAGGACAGTTTACCAAACCAATTATAAACAAGTCTTCAGGTTTACCTATTCCTGTAAGAATATCTATAGCACAAAAGGGGTTAAGACCAAAACCTTTTATCAATCCATCTATATCAAGTGTGATGGGTGGTGAAGGAATGGATATCTTAGAACAAGCTTTGGTAAAAGAGGTTACCGTAAACATTAACAACAACCTTGAAGACATAACAATAGGATAATGGCAATAACAATATTACAACAACCAACCACACCTAACTGTTCGAAAACAAATCTTGTTTATCAGTTATCATCATCGAATGCAAATCAACCTCAGTTTCAATACCTGATGGATGTATATGTATCCGGTTCATCAGATAGACTGGCAAGGATAAGACAATTTCCTAACCCTTTAACACAGGCGGTATTTGATCCTTCAAGGATATGTGATGATAATTTGGATTATTATCCTGTATATGCATCTGCAAGTGTTGTGATAAACAATACAGATAACTACAAAACCTTTACAGTTGAGTTTGGTGAAGAATATGGAACATCACCTTCATCTTCTGTTACTACATATACAGCATCTGCTGTTGATAACATAGATGTATTTCCATGTCAGGTAGATCCTAACAATGGTGTGGGGTATAACTTTTTAGGAGGTTTGGTAGAGAGTGGTTCTGCTGTCTTCCTTACAGATAGACCAGACAATATAACATCATACAATGATATCATAGAATATACACCTGTATATAACGGGACAGGTGCACCGGAAGATTTAGTCATAACATCTCCATTTTCTCCTACTACTGTTACATATACAGTTCAACCGGGTGAGATCTTTATGGATGCTACCATATGGGGGTATAATGTAACAGGATCAAGAACATGGACTTTTGGTGGTGAATCAAGAACAATAAATTATGAGGTATTTTGTCAAAACCCTCTTTATTATTTTTACTTTATAAACAGATATGGAGTATATGAGTCTTTCTCAACAGAGATGTCTTTAAGAACCAATACATCTATAAGCAGACAAAAATATGTTCAACCATTTGTAAATTATGGAGGAGATCCTTCATACAACACTTATACAAATGGATTTCAACTTAACAGAGGAGCAAGTCAATACTCTTCAGCAGTTGCAGATAGACACGTTCTTTCAACCAACTGGTTAACTCAAGCTGAAGCATTATGGATAAGACAGTTATTGGAAACAGATAATGCAACAGCATACATACAAGCAGATCCAGATATAACCGCTGTAGGTGAAATACTTACATACATACCTATAGTTGTAACCAACACAAACTATATACAGAACACAGGAAGAACCGATCAGAAGATTTTTGCTTATGATATAGAGTTCGAATATGCAAACCAAAGAAGAGGAAGATAATGAACGATGTTATCCTTAGAGTTGTCTATGATGGAGTAACTTATGATCTTGATATACAACAAGACATACCGTTACGTGTAGACATATCTAAAGTTGATAACGCAAGAATAGGAGCTCTTTATGGTGTAGGTTCCCAAAGATTTGACTTACCAGGATCTAAAAGAAACGATAGATTTTTTAAACACGCATACAACGTCGGAGCCGATGACATTCCTGGTTTCTATAATACCGTAGATGCTTATGTTATCTATAGCGGAGAGACACTCTTACAGGGAGAGTTACAATTGGATGAAGTGGTAACCGATGAGTTTGGGTATGTAAACTATAAGGTTGAAATATTTGATACCTCGGTACAGTTTTTATCTGCCATTGACGGTCTTAACATTAAAGATGCTGATTGGTCTTCTTACAATCATACATATAACAAAGATGCTATCATACAGAGTTGGACAGGTTCTTTAGTTAATGGTGATATCTTTTACCCTATCGTAGATTATGGATTTGATAATCCAGAACAAGTAGGAACTCAATACCCAAGAGTTCAATTACAGGAGATAACAAGTTCGGCACAACCTCTAAATCTTGCACAGTTCCAACCAGCTATAAGAATGAAGAGTGTTCTTGATGCTATATTTGATCAGGTTGGTTTTAACTGGACAGGTTCTTTTTTAGATATACAAGGATTAGATGACATATATATCTTACCAAAACCAGACGACAACCTTGGTATTGGATCAGGAATACAGAATACTTTTCAGGCTGAAGTATCTTCTACACAGACAATACCTTCTCCTGCTAACTCTTCTGACATTACCAACACAACTATAGCGTTTGATACAGAGGTAAGTGATCCAGGGAACAATTACAACGATACTACATATACTTATACCGTACCTGCCAACGGTACATACAGGTTTAGTAGTAATATAACGTTTGCAAGAGATTATGGGGCAGACACAGTTATTACAGAACGTCTAAGACTTATATCCGGTTCAACTGTTTTAGCATCAGGTGAGAATTTTGAAGTAGATAGAAACGTTACTTCTGGATTGACAGGAAGTTTAGGATTTTCATATGAAGGTTTTTTAAATGCAGGAGATACTCTTGTTGCTAAAATGCAATTGGTTGGTGTATCAGGAACAGACTTTCCTATAGATGATTATGTTATACTTGGTTCAGGTTCAGGTCAAAACTCTTCTTTTGCAGCAAGTGAAGCTCCTGTAGATTTCGATGGTGTTACTGTAGACTTTTCTGAACAGTGGGAACCGTTAACTAAAACTTTAGATGTTTTAAAAGGTATCATAGATCAATTTAATTTGGTTATTGTACCTGTAGAAGGTTCAACCAATACTCTTGAAATACATACGTTTGACGATTGGATGAGACAAGGAGAGCTTAAAGATTGGACACAAATTTATGATACAGCCAAAAGAAAGTCTATATCACAACCGGTAGGTGAACAACCAAAAAAGCTTTTATTTCAAAACGTTGAAGATGAAGATAGATTAAGTAAGCTTGCTTTAGATTCTGATCCTAACTATCAATACGGAACCCTGGAGGTCATAGCAGAGAATAACAGATCACAAGGTGATGATACCTTAGGTAGTTATTTTGGACCTACAGTACTTGCTTCTGAAACACAAGGAGCTAACTTAAGTTTATCACTAACAGATTTTGTTTTTCCTCATTTATATAAGTTTGAAAACTCAGAACAACAATCGTATAAGTTTAAACCAAGGATAGGGTATAAGGCAGAGGCTGATATACCAACTCTTAACACACAAAACGTAAACATCTTTATAGGTGATGGATCATCTCAGGTAGAAGTATCTGGAAGTTATTTTACTTTATCTAACACAGAGACAATATCTTCTAACCCTACAACACAGAACTTACTGTTTAACTCCTCTTATACATCGTACATACCTCCAACATTTAACCAACAGAATTCAGTATCTCAGTTTACCACATATTGGAAAACATACATTGATTCTTTATATTGGGATGATGCAAGGAAGGTAACTTTGGATGTTAAGTTTAACCGAAATGATTATAGGTCTATAAAACTTAACGATAGAATCTTTATCAAAGATCAACAATATCGTATTAACAAGATAAAAGGATTTAACTTAACATCATCCGATATAACAACCGTTGAACTGTTGAAACTTTATCCTGCTTACGTTGGTTCAATAACACCGGTGGTAACTCCTACTCCAACAGGACCTACGCCTACACCAACAGTTACAGCAACACCGACAGCAACACCAACACCAACGGCAACTCCTACGCCTACGGCTACCCCAACGGCAACACCGACACCAACTCCGGCTACACCAACACCGACACCAACTCCGGCTACACCAACGCCTACACCTGCTACACCAACGCCTACACCTGCTACACCAACACCAACAGCAGCAACTCCTACTCCAACTGCAGCTACGCCAACTCCTACTCCAACACCAACACCGTTGCAGTATAGAACAGCATACTTCCATGCTACTGAAGGAAATGGTTCAGGTCAGCCAGGAACAGCTTGTAACAACTCAACCAGTGTAGCGGTTTACTATACAGCATCAATTGCAAATGTAGCTTCAATAACTACATCAGATAGTATATATACAGACTTTGGTGTAACTAACTTCCAAGGGGGTACACAGTGGTATGGTATTAGTAGTGTATTAGGTCAAGCACAAGCTGATAGAGCATTCTTTATGGTTAACAATGCAGCACCTACAAGTAATATTCAACAAATAGCAGAATGTTTTACACAAACACCAACACCTACTCCAACACCTACACCAACATCAACTGCTGATATAAGGGTACTTGATTGTGCTCAAGGAACAACACATGATGTAACTCTTGTTGGATCAACATCACCGCCTGTAGGTTTTGCAGTTAAGTTAAGCGGTGGTGGAGGAAGCTGTCCTACATGGAATGGAACACAGTGTTTTGAAATATTGGCTAACACTGGTATAACAGGAACTTGTACCGTTACGTTATCTGCTACTACTACAGGTGGATGTACTTCTGGATTTGGAGACTGTCCTGGTCCTACTCCTACTCCAACACCAGGACCACCAACACCTACTCCTACTCCAACACCGGCTACGCCAACGCCTACGCCGACACCGGAGTTTGTGTTTGCAAGATACCTTGATTGTGATGATCCATCTAACTTGTTAGATGTTTATGGTAACTACCCTACAACATTCCCTAACGTGTTAAGAGATGGAGCTGTATGTTTTGAGTATGATAGTGCTGCTGGTTCAGGTACAGACGGTCTTTACACTTTATATACTGGGTACAATACTTGTTTAGAATGTCAGGTGACTCCAACACCTACTCCTGCAACTCCAACACCTACACCTACACCGGGTATTTGTAACTCTGTAGCTTTACGTAAAGAGTTAACATTAGTAGATCCTGTAGATTGTTCTGATGATGGTAATGCATATTATATGAATGCAGCTTCCTTTGCAACAGCAACACAGTTATATAAAAGCTTAAATGACTGTAGCAGAAAGGCTGATTCAGCTTACTACTATGAAGGTAATTTCTACAGGTACTGGGATAATGTAACAGGATTCGGAGCAAGTGGAACAGTACAGTGTATATAAGTCCTAAACAAGGTATAAACATTATTTATTAATATGGCAAACCAAACAGTAAACATAGATGTTCAAGTAAAGACCAAGTCACTTGCCCAGATGGAGCAAGATCTTGAAGCAATCAATGCCGAGTTAAAACAGGTTGAGGTTGGGTCTGATTCTTTTAAAAGTCTAACAAAACAAGCACAAGCTGCTGAGAAAGAACTTGCTGATGTAAATAAACAGATAGAAGGTTTTACAGCAGATGATAAGTTTATGGCTGCAGATGGAGCTATAAAGTTATTTACAGGTACCTTACAGGGTGCTGTAGGTGTTTTAGGTATGTTTGGTATTGAATCAGAAGTCTTTGGAGAGTTTGAGAAACGCGCAGCATCAGCTATAGCTTTAGGTATTGGTTTAAAAGATCTTTCAGAAGGGTATAGCCAGTTGGCTAAATCATTTAAAAAAGCAACAGGAGCACAATTAGGATTTAATGCAGCAACGTTACTTAATCCTTATGTAGCAGCAGGTGCAGCAATAGTAGCTGTTGTAGGTTCTTTAGCCTATCAGTTCGATAACTTTTCAAACATACTTAAAGAGGCCGGATTAGGTACAGTAGATCTAAGTGGTGCATGGAATGGTTTATCAAGAATCTTTTCAGGTGTAACAAATGTTATTGCATCTCGTGCAGGACATATGGTTGCAGCTTTAGGGCATATTAGATACGGAAGGCTTAGAGAGGCAGCAAAATCTCTTAGCAAATTAGGTGTAGGTGGAATGATGGAAGCTTTTAAAGAAGGTTCAGACCAGGCAGCAGAAAGACAGAATAAGAAGCAAGGAGAAAAGGAAGCAAAAGATTTTGAAGAAGCAAGACAGGAAGAGCTCAAAAGACTACAAGAGCAATGGTTGCTTGACGATGACATGAAAAAATCTAACGAAGAATGGAATGCAGAGTTTGGTAAAGATGCAGCTATGGCTTTTGCAGAGGCATTTAACAAACAAATACAAGAAGATCCACCAGACTATGGGTATGTTGATGTAGATACTATAGATGATATAAATGGACTTTGGGAAGAAGGAGGACAATTACATGACCTATACAAGCAAAGACAAGATGCTTTAGAAAAATCTTTAGCAACAACAGAATTTCTTCAAAACTTTACAGAAACAGCAACACAGGCTTTTGATATTATAAATCAAGCAGCAGATGCAAGATATGAAAGACAGCTTATCAATCTTGAAAGAGAAAGATCAGAGATTGAAACAAATGTACATCTTACAGAAGAAGAAAGAACGAAAGCTTTAGAGGCTGTAGATGCAAAAGAAAAGAAACTTGAGATTGAAAGAATTAAAAGAGAGCAAAAGAGATTTACCTTACAACAAACACTTCTTATAGCTGAACAGATGTTAAAAACAAATATGTTCATCTTAGATATGAAACAAAAAGGTATGCAACAGATAGCAGCAGCACAAGCAGCAGGAACAGAAGTTGCTTTAACAGGAGCAGTACAAACAGCTAAAGCACAAACATCCTTAGGTGCATTTACAGCTGCCTTAGGTCCTTTTGGTATAGCAGCCTTTGCAGCATCCATTATTGGTATAATCGCTTCTATATCCCAGGCTAAAAAAGCAGCCAATGCCGAAATTGCAGCATTAACAGGAGTATCAACATCAACAGGTGGAGGTGGAGGAGTAAGTATACCATCAACACCACCACAAATCACACCAGCACAAGATGCTATTGCACAACCAACAGTAAGAGCTTATGTTGTTTCTGGGGACACAAGATCGGCAGAAGAAGCTGATGCTAAGATACTATCAAGAAGAACTTTAGACTAAAAACTATTTATTATTATGCGTATTGTAGAATTACTGATCGAAGAACTTGAAGATATGAGCGGATTTACAGAGGTAGCTCTTGTAAAAGATCCAGCCATAGAACTTCCTTTCTTTGCATTTAAAGAAAACAAAGTAGAAGATGCTATAGCTTTTCAAATCATCAAACAACTTATGAAAGATGAATTTGTTGAGAAGCTTCCTGGTGAAAGTAGAGATGACTATATGGGAAGGTGTTTACCTAAACTTAAGTCTGAAGGTTTTCCAGAAGATCAAGCTTTAGCGATCTGTTATGATTCTTTCGATATAGATGTTTCTACATTACCAGGTTATGATAACAATATATCCGGATCTATCAACTATGAATTTGAATCCTTTAACGATTATCCTGAATCAGCAGTCAACGCTGCCAAAAGAGCCTTGGAATGGAGAGATTCTCATCCTGAAAATGACTGTGGAACTCGTGTTGGGTGGGCCAGAGCTAACCAACTTGCTAACAGACGACCAATATCAGAGGAAACTATTGCAAGGATGGCTTCTTTCGCAAGACACTTACAACACGAAGATGTTCCATATTCCGAAGGTTGCGGAGGCTTAATGATCGACGCATGGGGGGGAAGAGCAGGTATAGAGTGGGCTCAAAGAAAATTAGAAGAGATAAGAGAGGGTCTCTCTCAAGAGTTCTCACACTTTAATGACCTACCATCTAACATACAAGAGAAACTGTTGGAGAACCTTTCTAAGACAGGGATATCAAGGGATTCACTTGTAAAAGATGGCTATGTTATAGAGGATTATGAAGAAAGTCCAAATTTAACATTTGCCTTACCAACAAAATCATCAGCCAACCCAGACAAACCAACAAATGATACGTCAGGTAATTTTAAAATACTTTACGAATATTCAGGTCCCAAAGATTCTAAAAATAGATCTTTCTGCAGGAGACTTTTAGATCTTGATTTATTGTTTAGAAAAGAAGACATAGATAGAATGACCATACAGGGAGCCAATTCTGAAGAGTTTGGTTTTTATAACATTTTTAGATACAAAGGTTCTTTTAACTGCAGACATATCTGGAGAAAGAAAAGAGTTTATCAAAAACAAGAACAAAACCCATCAAGTATAAAATCAATCATTCCAAGAATAGCAGATCTACCTTCAGCAAATGTAGCACCTGGTGTTAACAGCAGTATAGGTGATAGTGAAACTGTAGCTTTCTCAAAGTATAACTTTGGTATGGATGAAGATAAAAAGATAGTTGTCGGACCTTTAATGGTTCCCAACCGCTTAATTTTTAGAGTAGATGAAAATAATGAACCGTATTATGTCTTTTTTAGCGAGGAAACAATTAAGAAGCTAAGTCAAAAAATGATGAAAGAAAAACTTCTTGATAAAATGAACCTTGAACATGACCCAGGATCTCCTATAGATGGACATATGATTGAAACCTGGATCATCGAGGACGAGATGAATGATAAATCTAACTCATATGGAATGAACTTACCAAAGGGAACTTGGGTAGGTGCCTATCAGATAGAAGATAATGAGGTATGGAACCTTGTAAAGAACGGTACAGTTACGGGATTTAGTCTTGAAGGTTTTTTTGAAAGTAAAAAAATTCAGTAAACAATGAACATAGAATATTATTCAACAGCAGGGTTCTTTTCAACTGCAACAATATCGGCCATACACTTTCAAGACTTTATTTTAGCTTTCATGCTCGGGTTTGTTGGAGCATTTGGTGGCTATCTTTTTAAGCTTTTAAAAGATAACGTCTTAGATCCTAAAAAATAAAAAAGGCCCCGAAGGGCCCAAAGGATTAACCAACCATAGCTCTCGTAACAAAATACAAAAAGCAGAGAGCTAAAAATATATATTGTGTTCTTTCTTTCATCCTTACCCAACCTTTAATTTACTGTGAAAAGAAGGAAGAGTTACCTTCTTAATTTTATCTATAGCAGTAGATGAAGAGATAAACTTACCATCTTTAACAACAAATGTCTCTTGTTCATCAGGCCAACCATAGGTTCCACCTTCCTTTGTGATAGAGATTATCATGTTAAAAAAATCTACGTTTGCTTGTTTTTGTACTTTATTCATAACCGTTTTTGTTTTTATATTATACCTTAATATAAGAACTTTTCTTTAGACTACCAACTTTTTTTAAAGGTTTTTTTCAAGTTACTTAAAAAAATAGTTTTTATATCAAAATATATATTTATGAGTAAGTATTATTTATTAACTTTTAATATATCTTCATATGAACAAAGAGGAATTAAAGTCTCTTGTCAAGAAATACTTTCACCTTGAAGATAAACAACCAGAACAACCTTTGACGGAAGAAACACAGAAATTTTCTGAAGCAAAACTCCAAGATGGAACTGTCGTGACTAACATGACAGACGCTCCATTTGAAGTGGGGCAAACTCTGCATGTAATCACGGAAAGTGGGGAGCATGTTATTGCACCGACTGGGGAGCATCTTCTTGAAGACGGGACTTTGGTTGTTATCAATGAGGAAGGTACTATTACAGGGATAAAACAACCAGACGCTACAGGCGAAGGATCTTTAGAAGCTTCAAAAGAAGAAATGACAGAAGAAACTACAGCAGACAATGCTGAAGAAAAAACTGAACTTTCTGAAGAAGCAACAGAAGAGACTGAAATTGAAGCAGAGGAAAAAACCGAAATGGCAGATCATGAAACTACTGACGAGGAAACTTCTATGGAAGAGCACGACATCAGAGAAGAGATTGTATCAGCTATTGCAGACGTAGTTCAGCCTGAGATTGAAGCCATGAAACAAAAAATGGCTGAAATTGAAGAAGCTATGAAGGAGCACTATTCAAAGACTCCAGCTTCAGAACCAACTGTTGAATCAAGATTCTCCAAGATTCAAGAGATTAAGAACGGAGAAAAGAAAGGATTAAATGGCTTCAACGCTAAAAAAGCGCAAATGGAGATGGTCCTGTCAAATCTAAAATCAAGAATCAATAACTAACCTTAAATTTTAAAATTATGAGTTTAAATGTATCAGCTTTAGCTGACTGGTCCAATAGTACTGCTGGCGAGATGATCGTTAGATCAGTATACGAAGGACAAACTACATCGATTCTGCCTGTCAAAACAGGAGTTAAGCACTCAACTCCATTAAACATCTTTGATGTGGATCTTGTTATCCAAAATGGAACTTGTGTATCTACACCTTCAGGTTCAATGATAGCTACAGATAAGCAATTAACTGTAACTCCAAGAACTTCTTTTGATGGATTATGTTTGAAAGACTTAGATACTAAGTATTTAGGTATTTCTGCATTAGAGCCAGGATCATATAATCAAACCTTTGCCTTGGCTAACGCTTATGGTGAAATGCTTGTTAACCAATTTTCTAAAAAGAACGATGAGTTCTTATGGAACACAAATTCAGGATCTGCACAAGGTCTTGGATATTTAACTTCAGGGTCTAACACAGGAGTGGTAGTACCAAATGAAGCAACAGGATCATTTACTTCTACAACTGCACTTACAGTTATCGATGCACTTATCGAAAACTTAGATGCTGATGTAGCAGATAGAGATGACTTAACTGTTTGGATGTCTGTAACTAACTTCAGAAAATACGTTACCGCGCTTCGTAGTGCTAACAACTTTTATTTCGATCCAGGTTCAATAACTAACAGATCAGGTATTCTAACAATGGCTTATCCATTTCAGAATGTTAAGGTCTGTGGTACAACGGGACTTCAGGGGTCTGATAGAGTCGCGCTTATGCCAGATGCTTATGCAGTGGTAGGAACAGACCTGGAAACAGATTTAACTGATTTCCAATTATTCTACGACATTAACTCGGATCAGCTAAGACACAGAATTTCAACGAAATTAGGTGTAGGTTTGGCATTTCCGGAATACGTAGTATCAAATAATAGAAATTAATATTAACCTTAACTTAAACCAATATAACTATGAGTTGTCAAATCACAAGCGGTAGAAGCATTCCATGTAGACAGTCCTTAGGAGGTATAAAAAACATTTATATTCTTTCAGGATCTGTAG